ACCACGGAAGACGCGTAATGCGTTAGCTGAAGATTAGTCCAACATAGGCTGATATGAAGCTGGATGCTTCTCGGGACCGGTACACTGGATCCCAACCCGACAGGTAGCCTCGCGGCAACCTGCACTCCTTGGCTCTGTACTCATTTTCGTACGGCTGAGGACAGTAGACAACGGTAGTCTCGCCACGTTCGTCACGGTTTTTACTTCGCGATTGACGCGGCACTGACTTACTGTACTTCCAGAAGACGGATAGCCAGCTTTCACCGGCCGCCCACTCCCATGGAATGTTGTCTTGAACCACCAAGTTGGAACTCTCGACATATCCCCCAATTGCGAGGGGCATCAGGTACTCACGGTCAATCAGGTCGTGAGTTTGTTTCTTCACCTGTAGCTTTTTATAACGTCGAGGAACATCGCATGTTTGAATGCCAGAATCTGGGGCATCCCATTCAGCGACGCAGAAAGCGGGTCCACGTAGCATACCTTTCAGGCTCAACAGCGTTTCGCACAATGTAACTTTGTGACGTGCGCAGTAGTTAAGCACTTTGTTGATAGCCACGTATACTTGAGGATTCGTATTGAGTTCGGTTATGTAGAATGGTGTTACATCTATACCATTCCAGTAATCGCCCCCGCAACTCTCCCTAAAAGGACCCTCTATGTAAGATTTGTCAAGATTGATAACAAATCCCGCACCAGTGAGCACATTGATCAGACCTTCAGCTTCTTCAGTGGGAACTATTATATCGTCCCCATAGACAGCTGTGTTTGTCCAATCAATCCACGTGCGGCGTTTCGTTTTCGGGCTTTGGGCCCTCATACCGTAGATCAACGCCGTCAAGATCAAGGTCATGAGCGGAAATGTAAAACCATTGCCCATAGTTGAGATCATGTTAAGCTTCACTGTTCCCTTTCCCGGGACTTCGACATACTCACTTCGTATTTCCATGAGCATATCATACCACTCCCTAGGAAAGAGTGCGCGTACCAATTCGGGCAGGATCATATCACTGGCGGACTTCATATCGAGTGTTGCTAACTTACCCGACTGGGAGCCCCAAAGCGCTAAAGCCTTGTTCTTTGGCTGTTGCGTTGAGATCCTTAACCCTATCGTAGCCAGAACACCGGCTAGGTAATCCCCTGCAGCAAGCTGCATGAGCATGTTCCCTAGCGGTTCTTTGGCTACGGTACGTACTTTTTCCTGATTCTTGGGAACCGTTGACAGAATAGAACCCTGGACTGGGGTCATCGCAACCTTGCCGGCCAATGTATCGTGCCTGCTAAAATAATAGTTGCGCTTCCTCAGATTATACACCCAGGGGACTGCTTTCCAGGTTGTAGTGAATGGAGCTTTGATCTTTTCGGCAGCATGCTTACCGGCGCCTCGCTCTTGTTTCTGAGCGTGTTGTGTGGCGCCAGGGCTAAACTTCCAAAGGTCATACAAATGTTCAAGATCAAGACTCACTTGAATGTTTGAAGGATCCAGTCTTGTGTTGTAATTCTGTAATGCACACAAGATGAAATACCTAGCGTCCGCAAGAATCTGCGGATCGACATCAACATGCCTTTCCTTTAAGGACTCATTAAGGGTTACAAATCCCTCTAGAGCTTCAGGTATCAGCAGTGGGTTCACATACTCAGCGCGCTTTTTCATGCGCTGAAATAGACGATTCAATGCAAAACGAGTCGCCTCGTCTTCCACCGTTTCATCCAACTTCTGGAGATCTGTCGTTAGTGCTGCGAAAACATCGTTTAATCGAATGTCAGCGGCACGTACTTTCATTGCCATGGTTTATCCTCCAATGTCAAAGGCATCGGGGTCTATGAGACCCCAACAAGCGGTAAAGTATCCGCTAAAGAACGCCAGACAGAATGGTATCTGCAATCCCGGATGCTGAAGCAAATCCAGCTCCGAAATGGCTCGATACGAGGGCCCGAAGGTCCTCAGGTTCATACGTGTCTGAGCCAGCCGGTATCTCAATGATCGTGGTAATGCGTGCGACCATTGCATTTTGGTTGGCTGCCGGCTGAACACCCTTTCGCGTAATAAGCTTATAGGTATTCATCGGGACGTTCTTGATGATGCCAGTGACAGGGTTAGCCTGCGGCAACACGCGCAGATTCATTGGGCGGAAGAAGCTAAGCGTGAACGGTTTGCTCACGGTATTAACATCCACGCCGGTCTGAGTTCCACCGACGGCCGTGATGGCGTACTGCTTGCCATTAAGCGACGGTGCAACATCTGTCGTGAGAGAGTACGTAGGGCTAGTAAGGCCCGTGACTGCCGCCCCTGTAACGGGGGATGAAGGTGCAAAAGACATTGTAATGTCTCCTCTTGGTCATGCATTAATAGGTGAACTCTATCTGGTTCGGACAGTTTTAATGTAATTCCGCCCTTGCCAGACGCCGACGCCTTTCAGCGCGACTAAGTTCATGAGTTTTGAAACAACATGCTTACCGATCTCGTCTGCACTTTGTAAGCGCAGGGCGCGATGGGGCAGTGCACCAAGGGGTGTCCTTTCGAACTCCCAATAATCGCACACCGCTCTGTCCTTCTTCTGAGACAGGATCGTCCCTTCATAAGGAGAGTAGTAGCAATCATTGAAGACCCGCATTTTGTACTTTCGGCAACACACGAGGTACTTTAATTCCCCTGGTGGGGACTCAAAAGCATCCTCAAGAAAATCACCTACGGTTCCAAAATAATCCAAGATCCAGGAGAATGGCACTAGCTCCCATGCAACAGCGGGAAGCTGAGTTACCTTCAGACCTAGGTGGTCCCAGATATTATAATCGTTGCTAGACTCAAGTAACAAGTCCCATGCTCCGATGTAGCGGTACGACAAGGAGTGCTGGTAGGTTGTATCCGTGTGAAACCACGTCCCGTAAGGGCCACGTGATTTCCCGGAACTTCCTGAAGTCCAGTACTTGCTCGCAGTGGCGTAGAGACGAACGTTATGGTCATGCCGGGAAAGGTAATCCCCGACAGACTTAATTCCGCTTTGGATGTCATTCAGCACCGGTTGTACACCGAATGCGAATCCCAGCCATTTCTCTGACGCGTATTTGTATGCACTGCGCCCCTTTGTCTTTCGGATGAGAGCCAGAGCTTCCACCAGCTTCCACGCTTGTTCGGCGGCATTAGTTACCATGCCACGTACTTCGTGCAGTTCGGCCAGTGGTGCTCCCAGTTTGTGCTCTCCTGTATTGCGGGCGAGTCTTGCCTTAAATCTCTTCAAAGCTTGATCACGCAGGTCCGCGTCGTGGTTCTCAATGCGATTAGTGGGTCCCAAGGTGATGTTGCTTCCTTCTGAAACATAATGGGAAGCCTTACCAAGGGGTACTCTAGCATCGACACGGGTGTGGGCCAATTTGAAATCTAACCCATTACGGAAATATGCTGTACTAGCATCTATTCCGTCAGCAATACGTTTCTGCCAGTCAGGGAGGCTGTTCTGCACCAACACAAATCGCCCAAAAGCTGTAGCTTTCAACATGGAATATTCATTAAAGGATATCCAACCGGTTGAGTTATCAACCAGCCGGTACCGTGAATTCATCCGATGTGGAGCCGCCATGGGGCTGAAATAAGTGGGCATAATAGACCTCTGTAATTAAACTGACACCGACGGCCCGAAAGAGCCGCCGTAAAAGGACCCCATAAAAGGACAAGAGTGCTTGGCCAGCCCAAACCACCCAGATTGCGTCTATAGAGCGCAAACTGGAGTGGTAAAAGCTAACCAAACACTCTCCTAAGTTGGAGAGAATGTGACAGTAACAATGATTTCGCCACCTGAGTCGCTTAGACTGACTTCGCAGCCAGTCGCCACGGCCCAGATGGTCACGATCATTGCGGCCAAGACCTTCACAGGTTTTGTACCGTTTGTCATGCTCTCACCTCCGTCCTGGAAG